ATTTACTGCTCTTTGGTTACCTGACAACTTTATGAGGGCGGTTAAAAATAATGGTGATTGGTATTTGTTCTGTCCTAATGATATTAAGACTGCCGGCATCAAGGCATTACAAGAGTGTTATGGTGATGAGTATGAAGAAAACTATAACAAAGCAGTATTGATGGGATTGGGTAAAAAAGTTAAGGCACAAGACATATGGACTAAAGTTATTGAATCACAAGTTGAAACGGGAGTCCCTTATCTTTGTTCTAAAGATAGTGCCAACAGAAAAACTAATCACCAAAACATTGGGGTTATTAAACAGTCAAACCTTTGTAATGAAATTTACCAATATACCGATGAAGAGACTACCGCCATTTGTACGTTATCATCAATAGTATTAAAAAACTTTATCCAAAACGGTAAGTTTGACCATGAATTATTATTTACTGAAGTTCGTAAAGTTGTAAGAGCATTAAACAAAGTAATTGATATTAACAACTACTCAACACAAAAAGGGTTGAAAGGTGGTATGGAACAAAGAGCAATTGCTATTGGAACACAAGGTTTGGCCGATGTGTTTTATTTAATGGATTATATCTTTACATCAGAAGATGCTAAAAAATTAAATAAAGATATATTTGAAACAATCTATTACGCGGCAATTTATGAAAGTAACCAATTGTGTATAAATGGTAAGTATGATAAATACTCACATTTTAACGGGTCACCGATGTCTAATGGAGTATTCCAATTTGACATGTGGGGATTAGATGGGTCACAACTTTCAGGAATGTGGGATTGGGATAAATTGAAAAAAAGTGTTAGTGATTATGGTGTATGTAACTCTTTGTTTACCGCTCAAATGCCTGTCGCATCTTCAGCTAAAATTACAGGTTCATTTGAAATGACAGAACCAGCACATTCGGCATTATTTAATAGACGAGTTGTTGGTGGTGAGATTATGATAGTAAACAAATACCTTATTAATGATTTTGAAAAAATTGGTATTTGGTCAGAAGATTTAAAAAATGAAATTATTATGAACGAAGGGTCAATTCAAAATATTAATTTCAATAACTACTTAGATACTGAAGATAAACACTACAATAAAAAAGTTAAAAGAATAGAACACTTAATTCCTAAATATAAAACTATTTGGGAGATTTCACAAAGAGAATTAATCGATATGGCATCTGATAGAGCACCATTTATTGACCAATCACAATCAATGAATATCTATATGGCTAACCCAACTTTATCTAAGATTACTTCATCACATTTCCACTCGTGGGAGAAAGGTTTAAAAACTTTGTGTTATTATGTTAGGACTAAGGCGATTTCTACAGGAGCAAAACACTTAGCACTTGATATGAGTAAAAAAGAAAAACCTAAGAAAATTGAAACACCACAAATAGATTATTCTAATATGAATTTACCACCAAAACCAGATAATAGTGACTTTGATTGTTTTGGATGTTCATCCTAATATTAAATCCCAACTTGTTGGGATTTTTTGTTTAATATCTATTTATTGAAAAATTCACTCTATTATATTTATATAATATGGCAAATGGTATTACATATGGTTTAAGTTTCCCTTTCAGACAAAGTGTTAAAGGAGATTACGTACAGTTAACGGACACTTCTGACGACGAAATTCGTACGGATTTATTACATTTAATATTAACAAAAAAGGGTTCTAGATATTACTTACCTGATTTTGGTACTAGAATATATGAATTCATTTTTGAACCATTAGATGGTGAGACTTTTGATGGTATACGTTCAGATATTGAACAACAAGTTGCTAAGTACATACCTAATCTAACTATTAATAGTATAACCATAGAACCTTATGTTGAATCTGATGAAGCGGCAGGGCAATTGGATTATGAATTATTAGGTCAGGCCAGTATATATAGAATACCAGGTGCTAATACACAAGAATACACCGCAAAATTAAAAATAGACTATACCGACGAAAATAAAGCATTCGGAAGTAGGGAGTTTGTGATAATAAACATTTAAATATGGCAAATAAAAAAATTAATTATACCGAAAGGGATTTTGAAGGTATAAGACAGGAGTTAATAAATTATACAAAACAATATTATCCTGAGTTAGTACAAAATTTTAACGACGCTTCTGTTTTTTCTGTACTAATGGATTTAAATGCTGCGGTTGCGGATAATTTACATTTCCATATCGATAGAAGTATACAAGAAACCGTACTTCAGTACGCACAACAAAGGTCTTCTATTTTTAATATTGCTAGAACTTATGGTTTAAAAATACCGGGGTATAGACCATCGGTTGCGGTTATCGACATCTCAATAACAGTACCACCTTTAGGTGATAGTGAAGATTTTAGGTACTTAGGAATCTTAAGAGCGGGTTCACAATTTAATGGTGGAGGGACAACATTTGAAACCGTTTATGATATTGATTTTAGTACTCAGTATAATTCTGAAGGGTTTGTTAATAGAACAAAAATACCAACATTTGATAATAATAATAAAATTATAAATTACGTTATCACAAAAAGAGAGGTTGTAGTTAATGGAACAACTAAAGTATTTAAAAGAGTTATTAATCCATCAGACGTAGTCCCATTCTTTAATTTCTTTTTACCTGAGAGAAATGTTTTAGGTGTCACATCAATAATACAAAAAGAAGGGTCAACATACCCATCTGTACCTTCATATTCTGAATTTGTAACATCGACAAATAAATGGTATGAAGTTGACGCATTGGCGGAAGACACCGTTTTTATTGAAGACACCACAAAACCAACAGATAATGCGGGGATTAAGGTTGGGAAATATATAAAAACAGAAAATAGATTTATAACTGAATACACCCCAGAAGGATTTTTAAAAGTACAATTTGGTGGTGGTACCACAACACCACAACAACAACTAAATGATTTTGCTAAGAACGGTATTAAATTAGATTTAGGTAACTATCAAAATAATATTGGATTAGGATTAACGGTTCAACCAAACACCACAATTTACGTACAATATAGAATAGGTGGTGGATTGGCTTCCAATGTTGGTGTTGGGGTAATAAATCAAGTAGGTACTGTAGAGTTCGCAATAAATGGGCCGTCAAGTACTATAAACAACAATGTATTACAATCTTTGGCTGCCAACAACGTAACGGCAGCTATTGGTGGGTCTAATCCACCATCTACTGAAGAGGTTAGAAATATGGTATCTTTTAATTTTGCAGCACAAAAAAGAGCGGTAACTGTAAATGATTATAAATCTATTATAGACACAATGCCCGGTAAGTTTGGTGCACCTGCTAAAGTTGCTATTACCGAAAATAATAACAAAATTACAATACAGATTCTTTCATATGACGATACGGGTAAATTAACACAAGTCGTATCTAATAATTTAAAAAGTAACTTGGCAACTTATCTGTCTAAGTTTAGAATGATTAACGATTACATATCAATTGATGTTGCTAAAGTTATTGACCTCGAGTTCGATATTTACGTTGTTTTAGAGTCAGATAGAAACCAAGGGCAAGTTATCACTGAAGTGATTAATCAAATTTCAAACTACATGGCTCCTGAAAACAGGGAGTTAGGTCAAAATGTTAATGTCTCTGATGTTAGAAGATTGATTCAAAACACTGCTGGTGTTTCCACACTTTCAGACTTAAAAGTTTATAATAAAGTTGGGGGTCAATACTCGTCATCACAGACTTCACAAAGATATGTTGACAAAGTTACAAGAGAGATACAATTAATAGACGACACAATATACGCTGAACCAACACAGATATATCAAGTTAGATTTAATAATAGAGATATAAAGGTAAGTGTTAAAAACCTTAAAACGGTAGACTTCTCATAAGATTCTTTATTTTATAATGTTATGTCTTATTTTTTAAAATGAGGAACATAACTATTTATTTTTAAAAGATTAATGACCAAAAGTTATCGAATAAGAACCCAACCGGGAGTAGACAAAAATATAAGAATAAACGTAAATCAAGATTTTGATTTTTTGGAAATTTTATCCTTAAAATTAAAACAAGAAGACGTATATACCAGATTTTGTGCCGATTATGGTGTTGTTGCCGGAAGAGTTATAGTTAATGGTGGGTATGGAGTACCTAATGCTAATGTATCCATTTTTATACCATTAGACGCTATTGATGAAAATGATCCAGTAATATCCACATTATATCCATACAAAGCTGTCGACCAAAAAAATGAAGACGGTTATCGTTATAATCTTTTACCTTATAGACAAGAATATGCAGGTCACACCCCTACTGGTACTTTTCCAGATAGAGAAGATATATTAACAAGACGTGAAGTTTTAGAAGTTTACGAAAAATACTATAAGTATACTGTAAAAACAAATGAGAGTGGTGACTTTATGATTATTGGGGCACCTTTAGGGATTCAAACTTTAGTTTTAGATTTGGACCTATCCAATATTGGATGTTTTTCGTTGAGACCCGCAGATTTTATTAGGGCTGGATTGGCAGGACCCGAACAATTTAACGGAGACCAATTTAAATCCTCAACTGATTTGGGGTCACTTCCACAATTAGTTAACATTAAAAATGATATAGACGTAACATCTTTTTGGGGTGAAACTGATTTGTGTAATATTGGTATCACTAGGTCTGATTTTGACCTTAGAGATTTTGGTATTGATATTAAACCACACGCAGTTTTTATGGGTTCCATTTTCTCAACCGCAGATGAAGATTTTTTAAAAACTAACTGTAAACCTAAAAAAGACTCAGGTAACTTATGTGACTTAGTTACCGCATCTGGAACAATACAATCGATTAGACAAACCATAAATTACGATGATAATGGAAGACCAATATTAGAACAATTCTCTCTTCCTGAGGGTGGTAAAATAATAGATGATAATGGTACTTGGTTAACTGAAGTCCCAATGAACTTAGATTACGTAACGACAAATGAATTTGGAGAGCAAGTATTATCTAATGACCCATCGGTTGGTATTCCAACTAAAGGTAGATATAGGTTTAGAATACAATACCAAAATGAAGATGGGTTAAGAAGTGACGTACTAAGAGCGGATTATTTAGTACCTAATGTTAAAGAATGGGGGTGGACAGGAACCAATCCACCTGCGGGGTCTTCTGCCCAACTTAAATCGTATGCCTTTAGTTTAGATTGGAATGATTACGGAGATACTTAATTGTGAGGACAGATTTTATGAATTAAATTTTAATAAAGTTTATACCATTGCTAATTTTTTAGATAGATGGAAATGGGGGTATAATAGAAGTAGACATTTGGGTATTAAAGAAATTACCAATAGAACATGTACCACAACAACAAATAGATTTCCTGTTAATGATGGTGTAAGAAATTTTGATTTTATATTTTTCTTATTTAATTTACTCGTTACTATTTTTAGTCCTGTTTTTGTTGCAATTATACCTGTACTTCACTTATTAGCTTTAGTATGGCCAATATTAAAATGGGTAATTGCTATTGTTTTACCCGCGTTATTATTGTTATTTGCTATACAATTTGCAATATCCGCGGCGGCGGCTTTTCCTGCTGTAGGTTTAATTGTTGTTTTCGCGGCACTTTCTATAATATTTTTCGCAGCTGCAGCATTATTTGCGATAAAAGTGTCACCAATGTTAACCAAATTTAAATTTAAAGGACTAACGTTACCTATGATGTCTTACCCTGATTGTGAATCTTGTCCTTGTGATGTACCTGATTTAGAAACAGATGAAGTGCAAGGTAATATATTTGGAGGTGGAGGTAACCAAAGTACGAAAATTGGTAAATATACAGTAAATAGTAGAACTAGTGGTTCATTACTTGCAGATATGAATTCAAATTCATTCTACTTAAATGCGGTTAATTTTAATAATTGTAATTTTAATAATGATAACCAAATACACCAATCTGCGTATAGTAATCCACAACCTGTTGGTCCTACTTATTTTTGTTATTTAGACCCTGAAGATTATTCTGGATCGGATAATAAAAAAAATCAAAAGTATCAGGCAGACGCTTATGGTATTAGATATGGTATTGCTGGATACCCTACTTCACCTGAAATTGGTTTACCAATAGTGGCCGATTTAACCGATACCAAATACTTACAACAAAGAGATGTGCCATATGCACAGTCTTTAAATTTGGCAAATGTTAAGTCTAGATATTTTGATGCTACTGCACCAAACAGAATTACAACAAAAATTAATGGTAATAATCCACTTGTAAGGGATAATGTAATAATATTACTTGTTGACCAAAATACTTCAAGTCAATTATCATCAGGAACTATTGTTACTTTCAACGACACTTCAAATTTAAATGATATAAACCTAACAGGATTAACCGTACAAAATCAATTTGGGTCTAATTCAATAACGG